CTTACGACCTGTGAGCCAGATGCGTAGAGAATAGGAATAATGCATTGCCTTACCACCGGGAGTAATGTAAGGGGTCGTCATAGCAATTTGACGAGCCATTGGTCCCTGTGGAATATTTGTCTTCAACTGGTTGAGGACTAGGAAAGTTGCCTGCTTATCTGCAAGCGGAACAATCAACTTTGACATTCCCTTTGCAAGAATGCGTGCCTTGGTGGCAACCGACGATTGCGGGTTGAAGTCTCCTTCTACATCCGAGATAGAAGGCGTAAATGCGAGAGAGTCCCAGATGAAGAGCATTTTGTCGCTAGTTGCTGCAAGGATGTCTTCAATTGTCTCAAGCACAAACTCAACGGATTGTGCCTGAATATACATTAGTTCTCCAAGATCGCATCCCGCTTTGTCCAAGAATGTTGGGTCTAGTGCAGATTCAGAATCAAAATAAATTACCTTGATTCCCATCTTCTGTGCGTTTGCTGCTACCTGTGCAGCAAGGAATGATTTTCCTGTTGCCTCAAGTCCTGCTAGTTCTGTTACTTTGCCGACAGGGATTCCTGCCAACTTACCCTTACAGATGATCGAGTCTAGCCATCGGGCTCCCGTTGGGATCCACTCTTTTACTTCTGTTGGGTTATCTTCTCTTAAATCATGTGCGACATTACGACCTGCTTTTTTATTTATCATCGCACGGAGGTCGTCCATAGAAACACGACCAGCTTTTGTTTTAGCCATATTGTTCTCCTTATTTAATTTGACTTTTCTTTTCTTTATTTTTCTTTAGTCTGGGACTAAGCCCAGCAGTAATTATATCACAGAAAATGAAAAGTAGTATACAAAAACCCCCACCTTTTTAGGGGTGGGGGCGACTGGAGCGGTACGCTTTTACTAGCCAGCCATTAGATCATCAAACGCCCTATCAACGCTTGACTTCTGGTTATACTGCGTAGTCTCACTGGAGCGAGATTCGGCAGAGTTGTCACCCGAAAGCATCGAGTCAAGAATTGCATTCACTTCCTTCGGGCTATGACGAGTGAAAAGTGAATCAATATCCGGCATGTTCTGAAGCAGACCGGGGATTGCATTTGCATCTTCAAGAAGAGCCGTAGTGTTACGACGCATCTTCATGTTAGTCTGAGGGTATGCACCGGGACGAGTTGGCTTGGTGTAGGTGATGGTAATATCAGTTCCGCCCTTGGGGTCGGTGATATCGCCATACTCTGGATCAAGAATGTAGCCAAGAAGCAGTTCGTATGCCTGCTTACCGTAGCCATAGACCTTGATGCCTTCAGACTCAAGACCGCGAACAACTACTGGTGAGAAGTAGCGAGTGCGAACAAAGAGAGACTTTGCAAGCTTCTTGGTCTCCTCATCGTTGCTCTCAGTACCATCACGCCAAAGCTGTGATGCAAAGTCGCAGATTGCACACTCTTCTCCGAAGTTGCGCTTTGGGCACATAACACCAGCACGGTGCCCTTCGATGTTATAATGGAAGAAGATCTCCTTGAGAGGATCTCCGTCAGCAGTAGGGACAATACGAATATCAGTATCGCCCTCTTCTGGCTTGAACCATACACTGGTTCGGTCGCTCTTTCCTTCTCCACGAAGTGCGGCGAGCTTCTTCCGCATTAGTTCCATATTGATTCCCATGATAATCTCCTTGTGTTGGGCTATAGTATGATGAGCGTTCCTCACCATCTGAATGTAACACGCTCTCCAAGTCCTGTCAAGCGTATTTTTCTTGGGGTATGTCTGAGAGCTTCCCCTTGCTCATCTCTAATGTAACTTGACGATCATGTGATGTCAAGTGATAAACCTTGAATAAAATTTGTGTGTGCTACGCAGAATCCAAAATCGCTTTCGTAGGGTGACTCATAGATAGCATAAGTCACATTCTTGAATGCATTCCGGGGTTTGCTTTTGAGACTTTGGACTACCTTCGCATGAAGCTTGCCATCGTTCTCTAAACGTTCAGTTGCTATACATAAATAGTACGCTACATCACGATCTTCCTGCAAATTATAGTACCATTGCTCACTTAATTTGTCAACCGAAATGATGCCAACAGAGCGTATTTTCTGCACTTCGGAAGGCTTGGAAAGATTGCCTACGAGTGGTTCAGTATGATCAAATACATTTAGATAATGAACAGCATAATAGATATTTTTGTTTATCATCTCAAAGTATTTTTTTATTGGTATCTCACCTATTGTCTTCTCGATTGCTGGGTTAGAAAAGATTGTAAAACTGTTAAATAAACCAGACCTTGCATATTCCTGTAGAATACCAAAGATTGCTCGCTCTTGTAGTTTTACTTCTCCAATCAGCAGATCTACATCTGGCTTGATATAAAATATGTCTATCTTTCTGTCTCTTATCTGCTCTAATATTGCCAGTGTATAGTTTGCAGAGAATGATGACCCACAAAGGAACACCTGAACTCTGCTTTGTATTGCTTCTTTTGTTTTGTAAGAGGATAGTTTAGGTGCCTCTCCCTCACAATCCTCTGCTTTTACTACTCTTGGTAGTTTTCTCGTATACTTTGTGTTTTCTTGTCCTTCAGAGAACAAAAAACAATTATATTCCTTGTGACTCTCAAATAAAGATACCACATTACAGCCTGCTTCGCCTATGCCTATCAGCGAAATCATAGCTTTAACTCCTTCAACTTTCCGTAGTTCTTACCTGCCTTTACATTTGCCATAAATCTACCAAGTCTATTGTTCTCAAACACCTCCTTTAGTTCAGGTATAAGATATTTGTCCTCTTCCTTAATGTCAAGCACAATTTCATCATGTACGATGAAAGCAACCTTCGAGTCTGTGTCTTGAAGGACGCGATCAAGTTCTACAGCACGATCAATAGTAAGATCGGCAGTGGTGCTTTGAATGATATAGCTGAAGGCTCTGCGCTCATCAACAGGAATCTCCCGACCGAAGGTTGTTTTTACACGATTGCCATAGAAATAGTCGCCAATAACACGGTCACGATTATAAACAGAGCCGTTGAGCGACATATCGTTATGATTATAGAACGACGAAAAAAAGCGAACTTTTGCTTCATCACGATCAATGGGGTGATCCCTGTAAAGGTGTCTCATGTTCCACAAGTGAATGTCTTCTTCGGGTTGCTCATGCCCCGAGAGCGACAAGAAGGTCCTGACTTCTGCTCCATTATAATCAAAAGACACAAACCAATCATTTGTAGGTTTAATCAGTTCACGAAACTTTGACTTCATAGTCAAGATCGGATTGCTTGTTCTCTTGGTCGTAAGACGCCCTGTGACGGTTCCAAAAAGATTATAGTCAACGTAGTGCGACTTATTTTTTACAAGCATTCTGATGTCTTCTCGGTCGCTTGTAGTGGTCATTAGATGACGACACCCATCTACATTAATGTTCAGTTTCTGGTATCGAATCTTGTGAAGCAACTTGTAAGCACGATCAAGATGATGATAGTTTTGTGGTGGAGAGTGGGTCTCAAAGACATGTTCTGTGATCTTGTTTCTCATCTCACAAAACTGTAACAAGAAGTCACTTGGTACGAGATCAAAGAAGCAGTTATCTGTCAAGTTAATCTTGGCAATCTGAAACGATTTAAGATAAGCCTTGAAAGTTTTCTGTAATTCAGAAAGCTCTTCTTTTAGATCTGGTGGGCACACTTCTTCGAGTTTCTTACCACCACAATATAGCCAAGCATATCTGATATTGGGATCAGTTATGGAGCCTGTGTATTTCCATGTCTTGGTAAGTCCTGTTGGAATACTGTCAAAATTCAGCTTTCCATCAACATAGACACCAACACATTCTGATTTGTCATCAAGTGTTTGGAAGATCATCGGTCCTCGCGAAGTCTTTTCTGTCTTTCGTTAATGTAACTCAGGGAGCCGTCGCTGTCAAATGGTTGGTTGACAATATTTTCAAAATAATCTAAAGCATACGAAAGGTTTTTAATTTTATACAACTCAACTGTATCTTGAACTAGCTTTGTTTTCTGTCCTTGAAACAAATTTTTATCTTCTTCTTTCATTCTCATTTTCAAATATAATCTTAATAGTCTTTCTTCTGATATTATTTTATCGAATTGTTGAATTGTGAGTTGTGGAACTTCAACGTATCTTGTTCTCTGAATGCCATTACAATCATAAGATTCAGAATAAGTGCTTGCATTTTGATTATATAAATTTAATATATAAAACTTTAATTTATTAAAAAATATTAAGTCTGTTCTACCATAAGCATCATTTAGTATCTGATTTGTATTTAAAAGACGATAATTTCTACTGTATTCAAGACACTCATTTGTTCCAATATCAGCCACCAGTCTCCAAGGTATTAATTTATCTATCATGAATCCATAAGATCGGCAAGCATTTAAATAAAATTCCCAATTTGGACTGTTTATAAATTCTTGTATCTTCGCATTATCATTGAAATAACTAGAATCTGCTATTTCGATTGTTAGTCCAGACACAGAGATCGGGCAAAATCTACTCTTGACAAATCCTGAGAACGTAATAGGATACAGTTTGAGAGATTCTTCCACTAATGCCTCAAACTTGATCATAAACTCTTGCAAGGTTTTATATCTTGAAAGCTTTAGTTGCCTTGAAAAAGCATTCAACTGTGCTTGTAAGAAAGATCCATGTAACTCTATAGGATTTTCATAGCCTTTATATACTTTAAGAGAGCTTAAAAAAGGATCGTTTGGATTTATTTTCCCAGTTGCTGCACATTTATCAAACTGTATAGATAGTCTATTGAACATATCAACAACAAAATTGATAGCTTGTGGAGGAGTTCCTTGAGAGTTAATTGGATTGAAGGTCTTTAGTTTAACAAAATTATTATTAAAATAAATTGGTTTAAATTTTCTTGTAACTCTGCCATATAGAAATTTTTCTCCAAAGTTAAAATCAACTAAATTAGTATAATTTTCGTTACGAGATTCAAAATCATATATAACTCTTTTATTAAAAATTGTAAGTGTTGTTTCGTTTTCTTCTTCAACGTATAATTCAGACATTTTAGCTCCTCACACTACATTTTTTAGCAGTCACACCACCATCACCAACGGAACTATTAGAAACCCTATCTAGCTCGCCCTCACCAGTATCTAGAGATTGAACCCATTTTGCCTTAAAGCTTGTATCCATCACCCCTGAAGAAAATTCATGTGTGGATTCTATTATCATGTAATATCCACCAATGCCCAAATCAGTAAGATCGAACTTGTCCAAATCTATATCTCTAC